CATCTGGAGAAGATTTAGCTAGTACCTCAGATTTACTTACAGATAATATAAGTGCTTTTGGGTTAAAATTGCAAGATGCTGATAGATTTATGGATGTCATGGCGGCTACTGCTAATAACACTAATACAAGTATTGCACAGCTAGGAGAAGCTTATAAGTATGTTGCATCAACTTCAAGAAATTTTGAAAGTTTAGAAGAAACAAATATTATTCTAGGATTATTAGCAGATAGTGGACTTAAAGGTTCTATAGCAGGAAGAAACTTAGCATCAATTTATGCAAGACTTTCAAAAACAACTCCAGATATGGATGCGGCATTAAAAAAAGTTGGAGTGACTCTTTATGATAACAATGGTAAGTTTAAAGGATTAAGAAAAATTTTAGAAGAATTAAAGCCTAAACTTGCAAATATGAATGATGAGCAAAGAAATTACTTTTTAACAACTATTGCAGGTTCTGAAGGATTAAAAGTAATGAATAGTTTATTAGGAACTTCAAAAGAAGGGATAGAAAAAGCAGAAAAAGCAATATTAAATGCAAGTGGTGCAACAGATAAAATGGCTAATGAAATGGGAAATACAACTAAAAATAAAATTGCTGAATTTAGAAGTGCTGTTGATGACTTAAAGATATCTATTGGAGAAGGATTGGCACCAACTGCAACTGACTTCATAAATAAGTTTACTTCTAAAATGGCTGAATTAAATTCTAAAGGAACTTTTGATACTCAAAATGTTGAGGCTTATTTTAATAGAATATTCTCTCTTACAGCTGAGGCTATTAAAGGATTTGCTGCATTAAAAGTAGCAGCTATGGCAGAGAATATTTTTCCTGGTGCTGGAAAATATGTTGCTGGAAGTTATGTAGCATATAAGGCTGGTAGGTCTGTTGGAAACTGGATAGGAGATAAAATAGGAAGAACAAAGAATAAATGGGAATTAAGAAAAGAATACCAATCAAAAGGGTATAGTTGGGATGAAGCTAATGCACAAGCTGAAAAAGATTTAGAAACTATAGATTTAAGAAATAGTAAAACAGATAGCGATGATAAAATCATGTACATAAAAGCAAATATGTTAAAAGAAAAAATAAAAGAAAATAAAGGCTCAGGAAAAGGACTAGAGCAATTAATGAAAGAAACTGATGAAGACTTTAAAGAAAGAAGAAGACTTGCTAAATTATCACCTCAAGATTTAGCTAAAGAACAAGTTGTACAACAAAATAAAACTGTCGAGTCTTTAAATAAACCTATATCAATTGGAAAACCTCTACCTAAAAAGCCAAAATCTGAATATGAAAAATCATTTGAAAATCTAGGATTTAAAGCTCCTATAGCATCTACTACTAATTTTTCTCCTCAGGTAAATGTTAATATGGGTGGAGTTGTAATAAAAAATGAAGCGGATTTAGAAAAAACTGCAGAAATGTCTAAACAAAAAATAATGGCAGAATTAAAAAATTATGTACAAATAACAAATTAAAGGAGGCCCGGTATGAAACCAACATTTATTTTATTGAAAAATTCTACAAGTACTCCTTTTTTCTTTGTGGTTCCACCTTTGGATTTAAAGATTGAAAGTGAGCAAGACACACAGATTTTTAAAATAATTGACGTAGGAGAAAAGACATTAATAGGAAATAGAAAAGCTGAAAGAATTAGTTTTTCTACATTTTTTCCTAATCTTAAATCTCCTTTTTTTAATTATTTATTATCAGCAACTCCTTCAGGAAGTGTAGAAACATTAACTAAATTAAAAAACGATAAAGAGCCTTTAACTTTAATTGTTCCTGAATTTAATATTTTCTTTAAATGTTATATTCAAAGCTTAAATTTTTCTATAGTTGAAAGAACTGGAGATATAGATGTAGAAATAAGTTTAATAGAGTTTACTAAAAATAAAACACTGCTAGATGTAGCTAGAGGTTTACTTCAAAGGTGATAATATGGAAAAAGTAAAAATATATGTTAATGGAAAAGAATATAAAAATATTTTTATTCAGGTTATATGGAGTGGTGCAATTCATGGAACGGCTAGAAAGTTAGAAGTTGAGTATTTAGGAGATATCATAACTGAAATAGGAGATGAAATTGAATTTTCTTATGATGATGAAAAATTATTTGTTGGAAAAGTATTTTTTCATTCAAGAAAAGGAGAAACAGATGTTAAAACATTCTATGCTTATGATAACTCTATTTATTTAAATAAAAATAACTTTGTTAAAAATTTCTTTAGAAAAAAGCCAAGTGAAATATTAAAAGAAATCTGCGGAGAACTTAATTTAAAAATAGGTAAAATACCAAAAGATGAAGTTACTTGTACTTATCCAGCTATTGACAGAAGCGGATACGAAATTATATTAAATGCTTACACTATTCAACATAGAAAAAATAAAAAGATTTATTCTATTGTAAGTAATGATAAAGCAATAGATATAATTGAGCAAGGAACACATGCTGATGTTCTTTTAACAAGTTCTGATAACATTTCTACATCTTCATATGAAGAAAGCATAGAGAATATGATAAATCAAATAGTTATCTATAAAGTTGAAAATGAGAAGCAACAAATACTTAATAAAGTAGAGAATGCAGAAGATAAAAAGAAATTTGGACTATTTCAACAAGTCATGCAATTTGAAAAAGATGTAGATAATATAGCAAATGCTAAAGAGATGCTAAAAAGTGTAGAAAAAAGTGCAAAATTACAATGTCTAGGAAATATATTAATTCAAGCTGGATACAATATAGGAATACAAGAGCCACATACTGGGCTTGTTGGAGATTTCTTAGTTAAATCAGATACTCATATATTTGAAGGGGAAACTCATTATTGCAATGTTGAGCTTGCATTTGAAAATGTAATGGATAAAGCAGAATTTGAAAATAAAGAAAAAGTTAAAAAAAGTGATAAAACTAAAAAAAGTAAAAAAGCTAAAAAAGAGAAAAATAAAAAAGTAGATAAATTAGATCAACTGTTTCCAGAAGGGTGGGATAAGAAATGAGTGATTTAGGATTAATGATAGGTAAAATGATAAGTCAAGCTACAAAAGGAACATCTATCATAAAAGCATCTGTTGAAACTCCACCACCAAATCTAACAATTAAATTTGATGGGGAAGTTATACCATCTGAGCAAATTTATTGCAGCAATTACTTATTACCTCACTATCATAGAGATTATATGATAGATGGAGTTATAGATGATATAAAAATAGACATATCTAACTATGACTATGATAACGATACTTCAGATACTATGGGACATAAAATTCCAAAATTGACAGGAAAAGGAAAATATCAAGGCAATGGAACATACAGATCTCACAAGGATATTTGGTTCGAGGATACATTACAAAAAGGCGATGAAGTACTTGTTCTTGTTATGGGTGTACATTATGTAGTTGTAACAAAAATAGTTAAAATGCCGAGTGGAGCAATAAAGGGGGTGTAATGTGGAAAAAGATTTTAATATTTTTCTTGAAAAATCAGAAACAGAAATTGAAGAAATGCCAATTTTTAAAGAATATGCTATAGACTTTAAAACTGGAGAGTATATCAAAGAAGGGAATGATATAAAAGTTTTAGAAGAAAATGAAGCTTTAAAAGTATGGATATTCAAAGCATTAAAGACTGAAAGATTTAGATATACTGATGTGCATAGTGATGAATATGGGAGTGAATTAGAAACTAATATAGGAACTATCTATCATAAAACAATTAAAGATGCTTTAATGATAAACCAAATAAGGGATACATTACTAGTAAATCCTTATATCACAGAGTGCTATAATTTTGACATTTCTAACGAGGATGAATATGTTCCACAAATAACCTTTAATGTTAAAACTGTGTATGGAGAGCTAAAAATGGAGGTGTAAATGAAAGATAAAATTGAATTAAGAAATAATTTCCTGGATAATCTTAAAAACCCACTTTCAAAAATGGAAGGGACTTTCAATTTTGATATTGCTGCAACATTTGGAATTACAGCAGAAGAAGTTTATAAAGAGTTAGAGTTTTGGGAGAAACAAACATTTATAGATACAGCTACAGAAGATGAATACATTGATAAACATGCTCTAATGTTTGGAGTAAAAAGAAGGGTAGGAACTAAGGCAAAAGGAACTCTAAAAATAACAGGAAAAGCAAACTCTATCATAGAAGAAAATACAATATTTCTTAATAGAGATGGTATAAAATATAAATCTTTAAGAAAAGAATATCTTAGCACAGCTGGAGTTGCAGAGATAGAAATAGAATGCTTATCAGAAGGAAAAATAGGTAATGCTGCAATAGGAGAAATTACAACTTTTGAAATTCAAAATAGCAATATCTACAGTGTTACGAACGAAAAAGAAATTATAAATGGATATGATAAAGAACCTAATTCTGTACTAGTTGCAAGAGCTAAAGAAAAAGCTACAAGACCTGCTCACAGTGGAAATATATATGATTATGAGCAATGGGCTAAACAAGTTGATGGAGTTGGAAAAGTCTTAGTAAAACCTCTTTGGAATGGTAATGGAACTGTTAAAGTTCTAATTGCTAATTATAATAATGATATAGCTGATTCTAGTCTAATTCAAAAAGTTAGAGAAAGAATACAGAGCGATGACGGTAGACCTGTTGGAGCTGATGTAACTATAGAAAGCTTTAGAGCTAAGACTATAAATATAGAAGTGAATACTATATTAAAATCTGGATATGCTTTATCAGATGTAAAAGAAAAGATTGAATCTCTTTTAAAAGCTGTTATAAAAACTGGGAATGCTACATTTGAGAAAGTTAATAAGACAATACTATCTATCAATCGTTTAGAGAAAGCTATTTTAGAAGTAGACGGAGTAAATGATAACTTTGTAAAAGTAAACAATTCTAATTCTAATATAGAAATTGCTGACGATGAGATATTAGTAGTTGGGACAGTGATTATAAATGAGCAATAGATTAATTAAAAAAGTCTCTAAAGTAGCTAGAAATACTTTACAAGAAGATTTAATCAGAACATTAGATTTAATCTGTGAATATGCTAAAAATGATATACAAAAATATAAGGAGCTATTATTTATAGCTTTTTTTAATGAGCAACAAGTGGCTAATTATGAAAGGTTTATGGAATTAGACTATAAAAATGGTTGGAGTTTACAGGATAGAAAAGATAGAATTATCTATACTTTACTATCAAAAAATATCTTTACAACTCATGTTTTAAAAGAACAAGCTAAGATATTCACAAATGGAGAAATAGAAATAATTGAAGATTATGGAAATTATTCATTTACAATAAAATTTACATCTGTAGTTGGAATACCTCAGAACTTAGATAATTTCAAGAATTTCATTTATATTAATAAACCTGCTCACCTGAATTTTAAAATTGAATTTAGGTATAACACGCATAATCAGGTAGCTTATTTATTGCATAGTTCTTTAAAAGCAAAGAATCATAAAGAAATTTATGACACAAGACTTTATGAAGATAGTGCTGTTGTTGGAAAATATCATAAACATATAGAAATGAGTAATCTAAAAAATGATGAATTAAAAAATAAGACACATCAAGAAATTTATGATGAAAGGAGATAGAGATGGCAGAATATACTAAATATTTAAGATTGATGAAACCGCAAGGAAATGAGTACTACAACGTAGAAAATTTTAACCACAATGCAGAGTTGATTGATAAAGAAACTGAAAAATTAAACAATGCTGTTACAGAAATTAAAAATGGAGCAACAAGAGAAAAAGCTGGGATAGTACAATTCGGAACAGAAGAAGGAAAAGCATTAGAAGGAATGATGTTAGCGAGATTAGCTGGTTGTGTAGGTTATGGTGGAGACATTCAAACATCTGGAGTTAAGGATATTAACTACATTTACTATGATAGAAATACAAGAAAGATGTACAAATGTTTAAATCAAAATAGTGATGTGTCGGCTAATGTTGCTAATTTTATCCCATTAGACAATAACTCACTTTTGGATAGATTGGAAAATCTAAAAAGAAATGGATATCAAATAATGTATAATGGAGGCGGACCAGTACCAGTTGGTACAAGTGGGAAGTTCCCAGATTATGTTACATATAACAATATATTAGATTATTATTTTAAGGTTAGAATGTGGGAAGGAATATCATATTATGTTGCCTTAGATAACTCCACAAATACAAATATAGTTGATTATACATTATTTAATGGTATTAAATTTGAATTAAATATTAATACTAATATTTTGAAATTAGTGGCTGACCCTAATGGAGCATGTGTATCTATATCTGTTTTCAATAAACTAACTTAAACATTTAGTTAAATATATTTAACCAAAACAGAAGCTGTTCTGTTTTGAATTGTAGGATATATCAAAAATCCTGTGAACATAGAATCATCATTTTCATCATAGGTTGCGTATTCAAGATATCCTAATGTCTGTGATGGCATAACAGATACAATTATAGAGTTTTGTGGAATACCCAATCTCGCTTTAAAATTCCCAATTCCTTTTTCGTAAAGAACATAATTTCCACCAGTTGTTTGAAATGCCATCTTACCTTCCATTTCATTTGATGGAATTTTAAAAGTCTTAGTTTTGATTAGATTTTCCAATCTATACATATTTTTAAATCTGCTTGTAGATGGAGCAAGCTACCTAAATTATTTTTTTTTGAAAGGAGAAAAAATGAAAACAAT